CGACAAAGTACCGATAAGCTTTTTCCTCCAAAACCAAAACCAAGACCTGTACCAAAAGCATACGGTGGTATGATGAAAGCAAAGAAGATGATGGGTGGTGGTATGGCAGGTAAGAAACCTCGTGTCGGTAATATGGATTATCGTAAGGGTGGCATGGTGTACAGCACTAAAGTTAAAAAAGGTTAATTATTATGGCTAAAAAAAGAATGTTAACTGGTGTATTGGGTGCTGCCGACAAAATGGTAGCGGCAGCAGAGCGTATGAAACGTAGAACTGATCCAACTCTTCCAGCAGATTCAGACCCAGAGATGGGTGCAGGACCACTTAGGCCAAGTCAACGAAGGAATCAAGGAACAGGTGCAACTCGTACAGGATTGAGTGCAAAACAACGAAAACTACGAGATGAATTTTTTGATTTAAAGCCAAGTATACGTAGAGAAGAAATTGTTAAAGGAAGTGAGAGTAAATTTGCTCCGTATTTTGCTGCGCAGCGAAGGTTAGATAGACAAGTAAGGGAAGCAGATGATTTTGTACCAAATGATCCTTCTTTACGTAGACAGAAACCAGCAAAGCCAAAACTGAAAGCACTAGGTAAAAAAATGAACCTTGAGGATGTAAAAGCAAAGCTACTAGCACGTGGTGATGCAGAGGGCATGAAAGATGGTGGCCTAACTCGTAAAAAACGAAAGACAGCAGAAGCATATAAAGAGTACATGAAGCCAAGTGCAGTTAAAAAACGAAAGAAAAATGTAAAGACTGCAGCATCTGCAAAGAGAAAACGAATTACAGAAAATATTATGTCAGCCGCAAAGGGTGGCATGGCAGGTAAGAAACCACGTAATGCTAACATAGATTATCGCAAAGGCGGTATGTTCTATGTAGGCGGCACGTCAGCTAAAGTTACACCTATCAATAAAGGCAAGAAGTGAAGTTTACAAATACATATGTAGTAAAAAAACGGCGAGTACGTAGACATAAACCAAAAGGTTTACGACACAGAAAAAAGTTAGGACCGAAATCATCCTTACGTGTACACAAATAATATAATGAATGACAAAAAATGCTACCAACCTAGATGATAATACCAGATTTGCGATGCCAGTTCGCAATCTCATTACCATTGTATCAGCCGTAGCGGTAGGTGTGTGGGCTTGGTTTGGAGTACAGGAGAGATTAAATAGAATAGAAACTAATCAGATACTAGTTCAATCTGATCTGGAAAAAAATACTGAGTTTCGTATTAAATGGCCTAGAGGAGAGTTAGGTTCTCTTCCTGCTGACAGTGAACAGTTTATGTTAATTGAGCACTTGTCTTCAGAATTTGAAAAGCTTGCTACTAATCTTGAACAAGGTAAAGCACCTTTTGATCAGCAGCAAGCATTAACTTTAGAGTTTTATGAAAAGAGAATTACTTCTTTAGAACGTAAACTTGATAAATTAAAAGATGAAGTTTATCGCATAAAGGCTAACGGTAAAGGAGTACACTAGTATGATAGAACCTATGTTTATACTTATACTATATCTTAAAGGTTCTGCTATAGAGTTTATGGGACACTATGATGTAAATGGTCAGTGGAAAGAAATGGGAATGTCAGGTTGTCTTTCCATGAAAAGAACACTAAAAAGAAATGGGTGGAAAGATTCTAAAGCATCAAATACAAGATACTCTTGTGAAAAAAGAAAAGTGTATATAGAAGAGGATAAATTTGGACGTATGGTTGTATCAAGGATTGTAGAGTAGGGCTATAATTTATATTTTGCTTGCATTAATTCTGTTAATCTTTGCTATTAAATCTTGCATTCTACCATTATCTGTGCTATAATGAGCGAACATGAATCCAATAACATAGTTTTTTTAGAGGAAGTAATACAACAGAAGCTACGTAAAGAACAAGAGCTTGCGTTTTATGAGCGTGAATTGATTAAGCTTCAGACTAAACTTGACTATACACGAAGAGAAATAAAGCTTACAAATCTAATCATAAATCTTGTAACTTCGGAAAAAAATTTGGATATCACAAAAGTTCCGCAAAAATTACAGACAGTGGAATATTTAGACCAGAAAATAAAGGAGTGAAATATGAAAGTATCTCCAGTACCAGCAATACATAATTCTATGCGTTTGCATAAAACGAATAGTGGTTGCCCCTGTGAAAACTGCAATAATCCTGATTGTGGATGTACAGGTGCAGATTGTGCTGGTTGTAATTGTGAATGTCACAATGAATCGTAAACAACGTAGAGCAAAGGAAAAAGTAGAAAGCAAGAAAAAACCATACGATCCTCTAGATAATTCTAACGACCAACCGTTTAAGGATCATATGCTTCATATGAAAGAGGCCCATGATATTGGTCATCTTTTGTGGTTGCTAAATACAGGTCGTCTTGCACTTCCGTTTCATCATCATCACGAGGAAGCATTAAATCTAAAACTTCCTTTTGATATTATTTCAGAAAACTATTACAAGACACAACCAAATATTGTAGTTATAGATGACTTTTTAAATTTAGAAGCGTTACAAAAATTAAAAAATTATTGTCTTGAATTTCCTTTTTGGAATACTATATACGGTAGAGGGTACTTAGGTGCCTTTCGACAAAATGGATTTAATCCACAAGTTCTAGAAACATTAGCGGTAGAATTAGTGGAGAATCTTCCAGAGATATTTAACACGACGAATAAACGTAATCTTGGACAGATGTGGGCGTTTAAGTATGAGTCTAAATGTCCCGGCATTGATATACACGCTGACTTTGCAGCTATCAATGCAAACTTCTGGATTACACCGACAGAAGCAAATGCTGACTACGATAAAGAAAAAGGCATAGGTAAGTCAGGAGGTATGTGGATTTGGGATGCAGGTGCTCCTCCTGATTGGGATTTTAATCGCTACAACGGCGATGATAAGAATGAAGTTATGGAGTATCTTGAAAAGCAGCAGTCAAAAGCTGTATACATTCCATATAAGTATAATCGTTGTGTTCTGTTTGATTCTAATCTGTTTCATAAAACGGCAGATGTAAACTTTCTTCCGGGGTTTGACAACAAACGCATAAACGTAACAATGCTATTTGGTCAGCGTGAAAATACGGGAGTAGAACCACAAGACATGTTAGAAGCTGCTAAGTTAAGAAAGGCAACCGCAAAACCTGTTTTAGAAAGTCTTGATTTAGATACAGGTGAAATTAAATCTACTATGGAAAAGGTGATATAATATGGCTGATGATATTGGTGTACCCGATAAACTTGCATGGCAGCAAAACCGTAGGCGTTTAGCTTACATTGCTATGGCAACAATGATACTGACTATCGTTTCAAGCTTTGTATGGCCGGAACGAGCAGCACAAGTACCAGCAGCAGAAATGATTTACATTTCATTGGCTGGTGTAATCATGGCATTTTTTGGAGCAGATGCTGTAGTTTCACGTAAAAAGGCTAAGTAAATTCTTACTCTGTTAGGCAGTGTTCTGGGTTTTGGGACTTCTATAATTCCCGAAATTTTAGGTTACTTTAAACAGGCACAAGCTAATAAACAAGAACTGGCAATGCTGGAAGCAAAAGCACAGTATGCTGCACAGCTTTCAGAACTAAAATTAAAAGAACTCGACGCTGAAGCGGATATTGCTGAAACAAAAGGTTTGTACGCTCACGATACAGAATTAGCAAAACGTGGAGGTTGGGTTGTAGGGTTGCAAGCAAGCGTTAGACCCGTGATAACATACTTATTTATGGGAGCATTTTTAGCTGTCAAAGGTGGTATGATTTATTCATTGGTTACAAATCAGGGAATTGATTGGACAACCGCCTTAGAAGTTTCATGGGATGCCGAAACGCAAGCTTTGTTTGCCGCAATCATGTCATTTTGGTTTGGCAATAGAGCGATGGGTAAGGCAAGGGCAGCAATTAAAAAATGAAGTGAAATAAATGGAAATAAACATAATGCGTTTTAAACAGATCATAGGAGAAATAATTTTAATTTCTTTACTTGTTTTTGCTATGATTTATGCTAATATAGCTTATGCTCAACCACAGCCACGTCAAGGTCCACCTATACTTTGTGGAAGATCGGCTGATATAATGAAGTTTCAAGATAACTACAAAGAAGAAGAGTTTATGGTTTTACAGCAAAAGCAAAATAGCAATGATACATATTTTATTTTGTTTAGAAGTAGTCAAACAGGTTCGTGGACATTTATTGCTTACAATATTCCAAATGCTCCTCCCGATACTATTTGTATGGTTCATGGAGGATTATCTTCTTATATTATTCCTGATTCAAGTGATATAAAGAAAATGCTAGACAAGCAGAATAAAGGCTTAGATAAAGCTAAAGATTTAAGTGAAGAAAAGGCTACCTAATGGAAGCTACAAAAAAGAAAGCTACAAAAAAGAAAGCTACAAAAAAGAAAAGTGGTGCAAGACCAACTAACCCTAAATTATATGCAGAAGTTAAAGCAGCAGCTAAAAAAAAGTTTGATGTGTATCCAAGTGCCTATGCAAATGCTTGGCTAGTTCGTACCTACAAGAAACGTGGAGGTAGTTATGCCTAAACCTACAGGTGGCCTTACTGCTTGGTTCGGTAAGGGGCCAAAAGGTGATTGGGTAGATATAGGTGCTAAAAAGAAAAAAGGTAAGTTTCAAGCTTGTGGTAGAAAATCTACAAAAACAAGTAAACGAAAATATCCTAAGTGTGTGCCTAGAGCTACTGCAAATAAAATGACAAAGGAACAAATAACAAGTGCTGTAAAAAGAAAAAGAGCAGCAAGTAACACAGGCGGCAAACCTAAAAACGTAGCTACATTTGTAAAAAGAAAAACAGCAAAGAAGAAAAAAACTTAAGGAGTTATGCACTATGAAAAAACTTACAGATGCACAGAAAGCAAAGCTTAAAGCTCATTCAAAGCCGCATAAAAATAAAAAGGGTCAAACAGTAGATGGGCATTCACCAAAACATCTTAAGGCTATGAAAGTAATGATGGAGCATGGTATGCCCTTTAATAATTCCCATGATGCTGCTATGAAAATTATAGGAAAGTAATGTTTAAGTATGATAGAGATGAGTTAATTAAACAAATTGCACATCACGAGGGCGTAGTACTAACGGTGTATAAAGATAGTTTAGGAATAGATACAATAGGAATTGGACGAAATTTAGAACACAGGGGTATTGCAGATTTAGAGTTAGCTCATATGGAAAAAACTATGGGCGAAATTTATGAGAATGGCATAACAGAGCAAGATGCATATTTTCTTGCTCATAGAGATATTGAAATTGTTGAGGACGAGCTATTAATTTCTCACGCAGTTGTAAAAGAATTAGATGCTATTCGACAAAGAGTATTAGTTGACATGGCTTTTAATATAGGGTTGCCTCGACTTAATAAATTTTATCGCATGTGGAGTGCAATTAATGAAAAAGATTTTGAAAGTGCAGCGGTAGAAATGCTAGATTCGCTTTGGGCGCGTCAAGTAAAATCTCGCTCTGATACTTTGGCTTATGCCATGAAACACGGAGAATTTGCGTAATGGCGTTAACAGATGCAGAAAAAGGTAGACTAAAACGAGCAGGGCTTAGTGGTTTAAACAAACCAAAACGTACACCACAACACCCATCAAAGAAGGGTGTAGTTGCTATACGTGATGGTGGTAAAGTAAGGATCATTCGTTTTGGTGATCAAAAGATGGGGCATAACTATTCTAAGGAAGCACGTGATTCTTTTAAAGCTAGGCACAGAAAAAATATTGCAAGGGGCAAAACGTCTGCTGCTTATTGGGCCAATAAAATGTTTTGGTCTGGTCCGGGGGGTTCAAAGAAGTCTCCTCCAAAATCTCAAAAACACAAAAAGGGTGTATAGCAAAGGAGAAACTATGGTTAAGAAAATTTCAAAGTGGGCAATGGTTATTCCAATTAAAGTAGTTGAGTGGGTCATTTGGCCTGTTGCAAAGGCACATGAGCTACTTAAACGTCTATCAAGTTGGCTACAAAAGAAACTATCTTAAAATGACTAGAAACCTCACAGCAAAGCAGAATAAATTTTTATCTGTTTTATTTGATGAAGCAGATGGAGATGTAGTAAAGGCAAAGCTGCTTGCTGGATATTCTGAAAATACAAGCACCACAGAAATAATTCGTGGGCTAAAAGAAGAAGTTATTGAAGCCACACAGTTGTACATGGCGCGTAATGCGCCACGTGCAGCTATGGCTATGGTTAGTGGTGTGCTTGAACCAACAGAGTTAGGTACACGAGATAAGCTAAATGCCGCAAAGGAACTACTGGATCGAAGCGGTATTGTTAAAACTGAAAAGATGCAGGTAGAAAGTTCTGGTGGTATTATGTTGCTACCTGCAAAAGAAACGAATGAGTAGAACTGCTGGCGAGTGGAAACTACCACAGCCTACAGATATTAAAGAAGATGACGAGTGGGTATCTATACCACGCATAGCACGAACTGTTCCATTTGGTTATAGGTTAGATGAAAATGATTCAAGTATACTTCGACCAATTCCAGAACAACTTGACGCTCTTGAACAGGCTAGAAAATATATTAAACAATATTCCTATAGAGAGGTAGCGAATTGGTTGTCTACTCGTACAGAAAGATATATCTCTCATGTCGGATTAAGAAAAAGGCTTGCCAATGAGCAGCACCGTAAGAGACAAGTTAAAAGCCTCCGCAAGTGGGCAGAATATGCGGAAACGGCAATCGAAAAAGCGAAAGAACTCGAAACCGAAAGACTTGGAGCAAAAGCCGCTGCAGCAGACTGAAGTAGAAGAAGAAGAAATAATTGATGCTGTAGAGGATACACATGTAGTAATATTTAAACCAAACGAAGGACCGCAAACAGAATTTTTAGCGGCAAGTGAACGTGAGGTTTTATATGGGGGTGCAGCAGGAGGTGGCAAATCCTACGCCATGTTAGCTGATCCATTACGTTACTTTGGACACCCCGACTTTAGTGGCTTGTTACTTCGACACACAACTGAAGAGTTGCGTGAGTTAATATTCAAGTCACAAGAACTGTATCCGAAAATCTGGCCGGGAATTAAGTGGTCAGAAAGAAAGATGCAGTGGACTGCGCCATCTGGTGCGCGACTATGGATGTCGTACCTCGACAGAGATGAGGACGTGTTGCGCTATCAGGGTCTGGCTTTTAGCTGGATAGGCTTTGACGAGTTAACACAATGGCCTACGCCATATGCATGGAACTATATGCGCTCTCGTCTACGGTCCACTGCCCCTGATTTGCCCATCTTTATGAGGGCTACTACCAATCCGGGTGGTAGGGGGCATGGTTGGGTCAAGAAAATGTTTATTGATCCTTCACCCGCGAATAGCACTTTTAATGCTGTTGATATAGAAACAGGAGCAGATTTAGTATTTCCAGAAGGACATAGTAAGGCAGGAGAACCTTTATTTAAACGAAGATTTATTCCTGCTTCTCTAGTAGATAATCCTTATCTTGCGGCATCCGGCGATTATGAAGCAATGCTTCTATCTTTGCCGGAACAACAAAGAAGGCAACTACTACATGGCGATTGGGATATTAAAGAGGGTGCAGCGTTTACGGAGTTCAATAGACAACGCCATGTCATTGCTCCTTTTGAAGTCCCTCACAATTGGCGAAAGTTTAGGGCTTGCGATTATGGTTATGGTTCCTATACTGGTGTGCTTTGGTTTACAATTGCTCCAGACGAGCAGTTAATAGTTTATAGAGAATTGTACGTTTCTAAAGTACTGGCTACCGATTTAGCCGATATGGTTTTAGAGCTAGAACAGGATGACGGTAATATAAAATATGGTGTGTTAGATAGTAGTCTTTGGCATAAAAGAGGTGATACTGGTCCTTCTCTTGCAGAACAAATGATTATGAAAGGATGCAGATGGCGTCCGTCAGATAGAAGTAAAGGAAGTCGTGTTTCTGGTAAAAATGAATTACACAGAAGGCTTCAGGTAGATGAAGACACAGGAGAAGCACGATTGGTATTTTTTGATACCTGTGTAAATACAATAGCACAGATACCTTCTATACCTCTTGACAAAAATAATCCTGAAGATGTAGATACAAAATCTGAAGATCACTTGTATGATGCGCTTAGATATGGTATAATGTCAAGACCAAGATTTAATATTTTTGATTTTGACATACCGCATTCACAACGCCGTTATGAACCTGCCGATGCAACGTTTG